CCATCAGTGTGTACGTTTTCGGCGGCACGCGCTCGTCCGGACGAGCCGGCTTGGGCTTCTGTACAGCCGCCCTTCCGCTAGCCGACTGTGTCACCTCCGCACGTCGAGCAGCATAAAACCGATATTCTTTGAGCCTTAAAGAAAATGAAATGTCGCCGGGGCTGCCGGCGACTTCTTTCCACTCAAAGCTTTCGATGCTGGCCGGTGTGTTGATTTCCATCGTGGCTGTCGCGGCCACAAATCGAATCGGACGTTTCGTTTCCCACCAACGCATGATATAGTCGACATACGCCCGCGGCTCCAGCACGATTGACGCTGTGATGAACGGATATGACCGGGCAGGAAAGAAACTTTCGATCGTGTATTCGGCCAGGCCGCGATCCTTGATCACGTTGATTTTCCCCAGACCGTACACCTCATGTTCGGCACCGTCACCAGGAATGTCCGGACCTATTTCCTGCGGGAGAACGGGGAGCTCGAAAACTTCCTGCTGGTTGTTCCAGGAAAGCCAGATACCATATTTGTTGGTCAAAATACCACCTCCCATGCAGGTGATAGAAACATTTTACAGAATGTTGTAATTGCGGGGCGCGAGAAGAGAAAGGTTGATGTTCATGGATCTTGATCTCGAATCATTATTTGGCAACGAGGACATCGAAATTGATTGTCCTCAATGCCAATCGAAATTTAGCGTCAAATTCAGAGAAATAATGACGGACGGCAACATCGTGCAATGTCCGCATTGCCAAGTCGACATACAGCTGAATCACGACGAGACGACAAAGAAAACTCTCTCAGATGTTGACCATGCGTTTGGGGAATTTAACAAATCCTTCAAAAAGCTTGAACGAACCTTAAAGAAGTTTGGCAAATAACCCTTCTTCGCGCCCCGTATTCAGGTGGTTAGCCGTTTCAATTCATCGACTGCTTCATGGACGGCGGTAACAACACTGTCATCCATTTTTACGATTCCAACCAGCTGCCCTTCCTTTCGGTCACAAACCACTTTCGTCGAGCGAACGATTTTTTCCCGTAATCTATCAATGGTATTTTTGATGATGTCCTCAGCCAACTCCGTACACCCCCTTTGCCGACGAGGCGATTTGTTCGGTGAGCACCGTTTCGATCTTTGCCATCACTGTATCAAAGTCAACATCTTTGCTGATCGGTCCGGTTTGAACCCTGACCGATGGCCGCAGCGATACGAAGTTCTGAATGCTCTTCATCTCTGCAAGCTCGCGCATCATTTTCAGGTCTTCACTGCTGATGTCCACGGTGTCACGGATTTTGCCCACTTCATCGACTTTACCGATGTTGGGTTTGGTTTGCCACTGGCTGTAGTCATCCCCTCCATACCCCTGTTTTGCCGCTTGTTCAGCTTCTTTTTGGGCACGTTTAGCGGCGCGATTTTCCAAAAAATCAAGCACTTTTTGTTCTCGTTCAGCTGCTTTTATTGCGGCATCGAGCTCCATTTGTTTTACTTTTTCCTCTCCAGCCTGCCGGATCGCTTCTGCCTCTGCAGCTGCTTTTGCAGAATAATTCACCCTTTCAATCGTATCCATTTCGATGAATGGTAAAGCATTTAACTTTTCAATGAGCCAGTTTATGCTGTCAATTACCCCATTGACCAATGTCTCCATCAACTTCAGCGATTCCACTTTCGCCCATTGAAAAGCGATTGTGATCCCGTTGCCAACGCGCTGAAAGAAAATGGGCACCCGGTCGAAGAAATTAAGAATTGAATTCCAAGCTCTCATCAGTCCCGCCGCAAATTGGTCATTTGTCTTCCAAAGATTGACAATCCATAGGACTAAAGTGGTTATGGCTGAAATGAGAAAAATAAAAATGTTCGCTTTCTGAACGGCATTCAACATGCGCCACGCGGCGGCTAATCCTTGTGTCGCCGTAATTTGACCAATCATGGCCGCTGTCATCACCGCAGTTTTTACAGCAAGTAACCCTTTCGCAATCGCCTGCGCCCGCGTAACCATTAACCATGCCCCAAAAGCACCTACGATTCCCCATACGATAGGTTCAATCATCGACCAGTTTGTCGAAATGAAATTCGCGGTTTTCCCCACAACATCCAACAACCACACTGCCGCGACGGCGGCCGCAGATATTGCCTTGCCGACCCCTTGCATACTTCGTTCCATCTTTGGGTCGTTGAGCATGTTATTGATATATTGCAGCGCAGGTCCGAATTCTTGGAGGGCGTATCTGCTTATATCTTTCATTACGTCTCCAAATGTTTTTGGCATCTCGCTAAACTTTTTGTTAATTTTCTCGGCCATCATGAATACAGCCCCAATAATAATGTCTGCTGTAATCTGTCCTTTAGCAGACATATCTTTTAATTCACCTTTTGTTTTTCCGGTAAAACGAGCAATTGCTTCTGCCAACATCGGTGCGTTTTCCATGATTGATCGGAATTCGTCCCCTTGAAGTCTGCCAGCAGCCATAGCTTGGCTTAATTGATATAACGCTGCTTGTTGTTCCATAGTAGACGCTCCGCTGATACGGAACGATTTTTGTACTAATTCAGTAAAAGCAATTAGTTCATCGGTACTTGAAAACGCGTCAGAAGCTAGAAGTCCCATTCTCCCAATTGCACTTGCCATATCAGTATAACTACTTCTAGCACGATCAGCCGCGGCAAAAATTTTCGCTTGTAACTCTGCTGTGGTTTGTAAGCCATCATTTATCATGTCCAGTCGCGCGTAAGTGTTAACATACTCGTCAGTAATATTCGCAATGGCTTTGACACTTTGAAAAGACAAATAAGCAGCGGCAACATTTTTTACGGACCTAAGTAGCCCATCAGTATTGGATTTCCCTTGGTTTACCGCACGATTAAATTGTTGTTGCGCCTTTTCTGAATGTTCAATCTGTCTCTTAATTTCTGCTTCTGCCGAAGAAATTTGTTTCTTAGCAGCAGTTAGCATCCGGCTTACGCTTTGATTCCGTTCTGTGACATCCTGCATCTGCTCAAATGTACGTATCATAAGATTCATGCTAGACATAATCGTTTTGATTGGTCCAGTCATCCCATCAAGCATTTTGATAGTGGATGAAATTGTAGGCATATAAATCCATCTCCTTTTTAACAAAAAAAAGAAAAAGCACCAAAGCACGGTGCTCAAAAATATCTCAAGTCATATGTAATCTTTACTGAATCAATCGTTTTATCAATATCACCTGTAATCCAAAATTCATCTATTTTCATGGATTCATGCACTCTTTGATATCGAATTGCAGTTCCTGTATCGGCAACCACAGTTAAATTTGGCCCCGGTTTAATTCCGAATAATGAAAGGGCATGTTCGCCGTTTTTGTACTTTTGTCCTGTACCGTAAAACGTAAATCGGACAACTTTCCCATCAATAAACATAAATTCTTGATTCCCATTATCATAAATCCAAGTTGTTGCGGAATAGCTATTTCCATTCAAACTATCAAATTTCCAATCTTCTTTTGATTCTGGCTCCCCCAATAGATTTTTCAATTCAGCTTCAGTCAATTTGGCGAATTGTAATGCATCAATAATTAATTCCTCATTACTAGTTGATTTTTGGTTACTTGATGCCTCTCGACCATTCATTACGAAGTTGTTTGTAACAACAGGCTCATTAGCCGTTATTACTATCCCGATGATGAGGCTGATAAATGATATTAACAAAGAGGCAACAACAACCTTGCCATTTCTTTTATTTATAAACCAACGTATGAAAGTAACTAAAAAAATTATCCCCGATATGAACCACAAAAACATAAAGAAGTAAAACACCAAAACCATCCTCCTGACAGTTTGTACTTCATTTCTACATTTTACCACAAAAAAGTCTGTCAGATGATTCATCTGGTTTTGGTTTTTCTTCTAATTTCAGCTTCGGCCCTTTTTTCACTCTCTATTTTCAGATCAATCATAGCCATGATTGCAGCCTTTTCCTCCCGAGGCAAGTTTACAAACTGCCCCGGGAGAATGTGCAATTTATGGAGGGCGTAATACGCGTAATTTGCTTCCGCGTCGCCCTCCCGAATCAGTTTTTTACTTCATCCACCAATGACTCCATGTCTACATCAAAACCGCTCAGTTCGGAAATTTTTTGTGCTAGTGTGGCGACTTCTCCCGGCAAAAGCACCCGTGAAAGATATTCTTCAGGTGTCGCGCATCCAAGTTTTTGGATGCTGGCCGCATCCTTAAAATCTGGATCAATGGTATGTTCGATAACCACCGAAATGTTAAAACCGGAAGAATCAAATTCGGCTTTACGCCCTTTTCCATGTGTATGTCGTTTGCGCAGTTCGTCAAACGTTTTGTTGGTCATTGCTTTGATTTTGAATTTCAAAGGATTGCCGTCTTTGTCTTTGAATCTGGGAGAAACTACAACTTCATCAGTAAGACCGTCTACCGGGTTGGCGTTTAAGAAATCTTGTAACGTACTCATCTATTACCCCTCCAAAAAATGATTAGGCGCCCGTAATCGTATTGAACCGGTCCAGAATGTCCACGTCATCGAAAGTGAACGGAAGTTCCTCTTCCAGCATGTCGTCGCTGGTGGAATCAAATTGAGCGATCACCACGCTGTCCAGATTGCAGTTTTTGAGCACAACTGTTTGTTTCCCTGCGCTGGATACCGGATCTTCGTTCACAATCTGCAAGTCGAACCAGAAATCGCGCCCTGTCTTGACATAATCCACCATCATCTGCCGGAAAAGCGACGTAACATAATAGATAGTCAGCGTGCCACTGCCGCTCCAACCGGCGGATCGTTGAGAGGTGTTCGTCTTACCCAGGATCGGCACATCTACTTTATTCTTCTCAATCGTCGCTTCGATGGACTTGGCGTAAAACAACTCCTCTACCCGACCGTTTATTGTCGCGTAGGCCCGCGCCATTTTGCCACTGATTGCGTCCTGGTTTCGGAAAAAGGCCATTTCTCACTTCACCCCTTACCGGACCGTCACGGTCATATAGATTTTTTCAATGCTGTCGACAGGCCAAACCCACTGATTCACGACGACAGCGTCCGTGTCAGCGCCCGGCAACACTTCGAGATCCGTCTGCGGGTCGAAGTTTTGCACCGCGCCGATGTTTTGATACTGGTTTGTAA